CACCACCTTCGAGCAGACCTTCGAGCGCGTCCTGACCGAGATGGCCAAGGGGCGCACGCTCAAGTCGGTCATCGTCGAGGATGTGCGCGACCTCGACTACGACGCCTTCTGGCGCTGGATCAAGCAAGATTCCATGCGCTACGAGCGCTACAAGGAGGCGAAGGAACTGCGCACGGAGTGGTGGGCGGGCAGAATCATCGAGATCGCCGAAGCTGAGGACAGCATCGAGGACGTGGCCCGCTCCAAGCTCAAGATCGACACCTACAAGTGGCTCATGGGCGCCGACAACCGCAAGCAGTACGGCGACACCAAGCAGATTGAGGTCAACCAGTCGATCAGCATCATCTCGGCCCTTGAGCAGGCGAACAGTCGAATTGCACACCCGTCGAACTCACCCCTCGTCGAGGAGGTGACTGACCTCATTGAACACACCCCTGACACCTCGGACAACCCCGAGGACACTCCCTGATGCCCGCGCAGCGCCCACGTTACGCGCCGGCCGAGGAGGAGATGCTGATGGCTCAGTTGTGGAGCCCTCACGTTGCCGACGACCCCGAGACGTTCGTCATGTTCGCGTTCCCGTGGGGGCAGAAGAACACCCCACTCGAACACTTCACCGGCCCACGCGCCTGGCAGCGCGACGTTCTGCGTACCATCGCCAAGCACATCCGAGCGAACCGGTCGCCTGATGCCGTGCTGCAGGCCATGCGCATGGCCGTCGCCTCGGGGCGGGGGATCGGGAAGAGCGCACTCGTCTCCTGGCTCGTGCTGTGGATGCTCTCCACTCGCATCGGCTCATCCGTCATCGTCAGCGCCAACGGTGAGCCGCAGCTACGTTCGGTCACCTGGGGCGAGTTGACCAAATGGTGCGCGATGGTCATCAACTCGCACTGGTGGGAGGTCAGCGCCACCAAGCTCACGCCGGCCGCGTGGCTCACCGAACTCGTCGAGCGGGATCTGAAGAAGGGCGCGCGCTACTGGGGCGCCGAGGGGAAACTCTGGTCCGAGGAGAACCCGGACGCCTATGCCGGGGTGCACAACCACGACGGCATGCTGGTCATCTTCGACGAGGCCAGCGGCATCCCGGACAGCATCTGGTCCGTGGCGGCGGGCTTCTTCACCGAGCCCATCGTCGATCGCTACTGGCTCGCGTTCAGCAACCCTCGCCGCAACACCGGGTACTTCTACGAGTGCTTCCACGCCAAGCGGGACTTCTGGACAACCCGGCAGATCGACTCGCGCACGGTCGAGGGCACCGACAAGGCCGTCTACGAGCAGATCATTGCAGAGCGCGGCGAGGACAGCCGCGAGGCCCGCGTCGAGGTCTACGGTCAGTTCCCCGGGCAGGGCGACGACCAGTTCATCTCGCCCGCACTCGTCGAGGAGGCCATGCGGCGCGAAGGCACCCGCGACCTGAGCGCACCCATCGTCATCGGCGTGGACCCGGCGCGCAGCGGCGCGGACAGCACGGTCATCGCCGTGCGCCAAGGGCGTAGCCTCATCGCGCTGCGGCGGTACAAGGGCGACGACACCATGACCGTCGTCGGGCACGTCATCCAGGCCATCGAGGAGTTCCGGCCGGCACTGACGATGATCGACGAGGGTGGGCTGGGCTACGGTATCCTTGACCGGCTGACCGAACAGCGGTATAAGGTGCGCGGCGTGAACTTCGGCTGGAAGTCCACGAAGCCCGTCATGTGGGGCAACCGGCGCGCAGAACTATGGGGTGCGCTCAAGGACTGGCTCAAGACCGCCAGCCTGCCACAAGACAAACAGCTTCGCGACGACCTGATCGGCCCACGCACCAAGCCCGACTCGTCGGGCAAGATCTTTCTGGAGTCGAAGAAGGACATGAAGGCCCGTGGGCTGGCGTCCCCTGACGCCGCAGACGCCATCGCCGTGACGTTCGCGTTCCCGGTGAGCAGCGACGTCGGCAGCGTCTTCTTCGGCACCGCCCCCAAGTTCTCCGCGCTGCCGACCCGTCACCACTGGGCCGCTGCCGGCCACTGAGGCACATCATGGCACGACCAAGCACCCAGGAGCGACTGGCCAACGTCCATCGGGAGGCGATGCGCGAGTTCGACAACATCCAGTCGGCCCTGCGCGACGAGCGGCTGCAGTGTCTACAAGACCGCCGGTTCTACAGCATCGCGGGCGCACAGTGGGAAGGCCCGCTCGGGGCGCAGTTCGAGAACAAGCCGAAGATGGAGGTCAACAAGATTGCGTTGGCCGTCCAGCGCATCTTCAGCGAGTACCGGTCGAACCGCGTCACCGTGGACTTCGTGTCCAAGGAGGGCAAGGAGTACGACTCCCTTGCCGACGCCTGCGACCAGTTGTTCCGAGCCGACGAGCAGGACTCCAACGCCGAGGAGGCATACGACAACGCCTTCGAGGAGGCGGTGGGCGGTGGGTTCGGCGCGTTCCGGCTGCGCACGGTCTACGAGAACGAAGAGGACGATGACGACGAGAAGCAGCGCGTGAGGATCGAGCCGATCTTCGACGCCGACTCGTCCGTCTTCTTCGACCTCCAGGCCAAGCGGCAGGACAAGGCCGACGCGACGAAGTGCTTCGTGCTGACCAGCATGACCCGCGACGCCTACAAGGCCGAGTACGGCGATGATCCGGCGTCGTGGTCCAAGGAGATCCACCAGTACGAGTTCGACTGGTTGACGCCCGATGTGGTGTTCGTGGCCGAGTACTACTGCGTCGAGATGGTGCCCGACACGGTGCGCGTCTTCAAGAGCCTTGACGGCGAGGAGGAGCGTTACCGGGACAGCGAACTCGACGATGAGAAACTGGCCGAGTTGACCGCCATCGGCAGCGTCGAGGTGCGCCAGAAGCGCATCAAGGTGCGCAAGGTGCACAAGTACATCCTCAACGGCGCGAGGGTGCTGGAGGACGCCGGCTACATCGCCGGCAAGCACATCCCGATCATTCCGGTCTACGGTAAGCGGTGGTTCGTGGACAACGTGGAGCGGTGCTGCGGCCATGTGCGCCTGGCCAAGGACGCGCAGCGGCTCAAGAACATGCAGTTGTCCAAGATGGCCGAGATCGCCGCTCTGTCGAGCGTCGAGAAGCCCATCCTGACGCCCGAGCAAGTCGCCGGTCACCAGGTGATGTGGCAAGACGACAACCTGCGCAACTACCCGTACCTGCTGATCAACCCGATCAGCGGCCCGGACGGCTCCACGCAGGTCGCAGGACCGGTGGCGTACACCAAGAGCCCGAACTTGCCGCCCGCGATGGCGGCGCTGCTGCAGATTACCGATCAGGACATCAAGGACGTCCTCGGGAACCAAGAGCAGGGTGACAAGATCGTCGCCAACGTCAGCGGCAAGGCCGTGCAGATGGTCCAGCAGCGGCTGGACATGCAGTCGTTCATCTACGTCTCGAACTACGCCAAGGCCAAGCGCCGCTGCGGTGAGGTGTGGCTCGGTATGGCCAAGGAGACTTACGTCGAACCGGGGCGCAAGATGAAGGGCCTCGGGTCGCAGAACGAGGTTGGCTCCATCGAACTGATGAAGCCGATGGTGAACGACGAGGGTGAACTGGAGTACGAGAACGACCTGTCAGAGGCCGAGTTTGACCTCGCCGTCGAGATTGGCCCGTCGTTCCGCAGCCAGCGCGAGGCTATCGTGCAGTCGCTGACCAACCTGATTGCCATTACCCAAGACCCGCAGACGCAGTCGGTGCTGCAGGCGATGGTCATCCTCAACATGGAGGGTGAAGGACTGGAGCAGACGCGCGAGTACTTCCGGCGCAAGCTGGTGGACATGGGCGCGCTGGAGCCCGAAGAGAAGGACATGGAGCGCTTGCAGGCCGCCGCGCAGCAGCAAGACCCGAATGCGGTGTTCGTGCAGGCTGCGGCCGAGAAAGCTCTGGCCGACGCCGAGAAGGCCCGCGCCGACGCGATCAAGACCGGCGCGGAGACGGAACTCACGCAGGCCAAGACCGTCGAGACGCTGGCCAAGGTCGGGCAGGCGCCCGGAGAGGGCAGCGGTGAGGCGATGGGTCAACCGCCCGACGAGAAGACCCTGCTCGAAATCGAGGCGATGCGCTTGGAGAACCAACTGCGCCGCAACAAGGTCGAGGCCACAGACGGCCAGATCGAGCAGCTGCGAGCCGAGCGCCAGGCCAACGACAGCATGGTGCAGGCGTCGCAGGCCATGCAGCAGGCTGTTGCGGGCCTCGGACAGAGCGTGGCCGTGATCGGTGACGCAGTGGGCCGCATGAGCGATGCCGTGGGACAATTCGCGGCAACGAGCAGCCGCAACACTGACAAGGCCATCGAGGCGATCAGCCGCCCGAAGCGGGTGGTACGCGAGCGCGGACGCATCTCCCGCATCGAGACGGAGTAAGCGATGGCCGACAACGTAGGCTATACCCCAGGTACCGGCGCGACAGTCGCGGCCGACGAGATTGCCGGGGTTCTGCACCAGCGCGTGAAGCTGGGCATCGGTGACGATGGGGTCGCCGTTGATGTGTCGGCTACGAACCCGATGCCGATCACGGCGGTGACGCCGCTTGCCGTCAGTACGGGTGGCCTGACGGACACCGAACTGCGCGCAGCGCCGCTGGACGTTGACATCACCGGTATCGACCCGAGCGTGACGCTCCCGGTGCACGACGAGGAGAATCACCTCCAACTGTCGCGGATCATCAACGCGCTGTCTGCTCCGCAGGGCTACGACCGCTCGTTGCAGCGGCAGCGGGGAACGGTGGTGGTGGAGTCGGGTACGGTCACGACGGTCACGACGGTCACGACTGTGACGACTGTGACGAACCTGACGAACATCACCGGCAACATCGGCACCTACCAAGCCACGCAGCAGGTATTCGGTCAGAACCTAGCCGCATGGGCCTCACTCGTCCGCGCACGCATCTCCTGAAGGATCATCATGGCGAACAACTTCAAGAAGGTCATCGACCGCCTGATCTGGGCGCAGGTCGCTCCGGCCCCGAACGCGCACGC